TGTTGATGTTCTCTTAGCATCAAGTTCGGCCATTAATGCCTCGTTTTTAGCCATATCAGCAATTAGTTTTGCCTCATCCTCAGATTTACCGACCCTCAAACCAAGATTTTGAGCAACCCTATCTGATGCCTCTTTTATTGTTTGGAATTTATCTTCTATGTCGGCCATTATATCATCAAACTCTTGTAATGTTTTAGGCATATCTTCTAAACTCTTTCTAACTTCACCAATTTTTCCTGTTAATTCAGTTAAACCATAAATCAATGCACCAACTGCCGCAACAACTAAGAAAAATCCGCCAGTTGTCACAGTAGCAACACCCATCATTTCGGCCATAGCAGTTTTTAATACAGGCAATTGTTTAAGTAACGAACCTATCTGTAATCCTATTTGAATATAAGTTCCTGCCACCATTCCGTTGGCTCTTGCTAAATTATTTTCTGAAATCTCTAAACCTCTAGTCGCTTGGTCTAACTCCATTCGAGCATCTTTCATCTCTTGGGCAGTTGCCGTGCCACTATTCATTACTTTATTATATCCAGAAGTCGCCTTAGTTAATCGGTCTTGTGCATTCATTAATCTATCATTTGCGTTCTCTAATCTAAGTTGTAAATTATTATAAGAAGTCATTATACCTTCAACCTGATTAGCCGCTTGGCCTAAAACAAGCATCGAACCCATTTGTTTATCAAATGTATTAGTCGTTGCCTCTGTTTGTTTTCTAATACCTTTATTAGCAATATCTAGTTTTCCTTCTATGCTTTTCATAGTTGCTGACATATTGTCAATCGCTTTAAATAATACTGCTATTTCAGTGTCTGCCATTTTTCATTCGTTTTTTACTTTCTTTTACTTCCCTATTTATGTGTTTCACTATTCCTTGAAACTCACGAGTAGTAAGCCTATTCACTTGTTCTAAATCCCAACCAAATTTCTCACAAATTATTAATTTTGTTCTGAACTTGGGTTGGGCTTCTGAAAATCCCCAAAATTAAGTTCTGTTATCCCTTTAATTAACGCAAGTCTTTCTTTAATCGTCAATTTTGAATAGTCAGTTTCACTCATACCAGTAGATAATAGAATTTGTTTCTTAACTGCTTCTTTTTTATCTTCCCAGTTAATATCTTCTACATCTACCGCTAAGAGTTCCTTAATTGTAAAGGATTTCCCATTTACTACTACTTCTTTCGTTTCCATTTGCCTCCTTTCAATTCTACCACGGAGTATAAGAACTTCCTATACTGTATTCTGTGGCTGAAATTGATTGTGGGAGTATTTCCAAAGTGCTTTCATTTATCCCTTCACTTGGGCTAGGCAATTCGAAAGTATTAATCTTACATCCACTTAATATGAATGTTGTATGTTTACTACCTGTTGTTGCAACGTCTGCATTCAAATCGAATGTTCCGTTGAATGCTGTATTTGCTTGATAGATACCATACATAAAATTAGTTACTTCTGCATCTGCGTCCATAGTGATAGACAAATTATAATCTTTATTTCCTACGAAAGGCGTACTCGCTACTCTTGAACCATTCAAGTAATGTGGGCTTTCAATATTATTATTGATTTCCAAACTGATTTCTTTTGCTGTTGGGATAGTACTTCCTGCTAATGTTAAACTGCAATTGTTCCATAAATAAGGTGTAACACCGGATAATATGTTATTAACAACACCAAATCCAGTATTTCCTGACGTATAGACACAATCTTGTGCATTATAACCAATTTCAACAGTTACTTTTTCTCCTTGGGTAGCAGTCAATGTTGCAGTATTTATAACTGCTCCTTTGACACGTCTTATTGAGTTTTTATCCGCAATAGGTTGTGATTTGCTATCTTCAATTGTAAATGAAACCGGTCCATTTAATGCACCTGTACCACGTGCAAAAGGGTTTAACCAATTCGATGTTCCTATCTCTGTCGCTGTGTGCTTTCCTGTTTTAGCGGATTGACTTGATGCTACTGAACCGATTGCAAAAAACACTAACTTCATATCTGAAGGGTGATATGTAATTGTTCCAGTAATATCTCTTGGTCCTTGTGCTATCATTCCGTAATTTCTACTGGCTGTTCCAAGATATCTATTTACTAATAAATTCTGTGCCTCTTCAATAGAAGCATCAGTAACTTGTCCAACCCAATAGGCATTTCCAGATGTAACTCCATATGTACCGCTTTCGTAAGCAATTAGAACTTTGTTCTGGTCACTCTTAAATCTTACCATTTATTTTTAACCTCCTTTGTGTATTTAATTAATATCATTTTTTAATTAGTCTATGGCACTCTTTGCAAAGAGTTACCCCATTATTTATTTCTACTCTTAATTCTGGATATTTTATGAAAGGTTTAATATGATGTGCTTCAATTATTCCACCTCTCTTTTGACAAGTTTGACAAGTCCAGTTATCTCTTTCAAAAACTCTGCTTCTCCAGATTTTATATTCTTTAGTCATTCGGAATGCTTGATTTTTTTGACACTTTCCACCTTTCCAGTTCCTTGATTTTTCCCCAGTATGATAAATTATCTTGCCTTCTTTTATGCGTTGCTTTCTTGTAGCAATACTCTTTCCAATCCAAGCAGAGTTATCTCTACCTTTAAATCTTTTAGATTGCTCTTGTTTCCATTCTTCTGATTGTGGTATTCCTTTTGGTCGTGCCATTATGCTATATCGTAAAATTTATACCTCACTTGCATTATTCTACTTTTAGGGTTTCCTTCACCCGGCTCATCGACTTCCGTCGCTGAATTTAAAGTAAAATCGTGTATTCCATTTACTTCACTCCCAGTAGATGCAGTAAATTGTAAATCTCTTAATTTCTTATAAACCTGATTAGCCAAATCATCTTTTTCTTTTTGATTTCTTGCCCATATTCTTATTTCAATAGTCACTTCTACATCCATAGCCTCTGTTTGCATTCCTGCTCTAGTAGCATTTTGATTAATAACTTTGATTGTTATTAACGGGTATTGAACTAATCTTTGAGGATAACTTGTCATTATAAACCCACTGCCAGTAGAACGAGCAGATTGGATAGGGTCAGTAATAGTTGAAAAACTAGATTTAATAAAATATAATACATCCGCTATAAAATTTGCACTTGTTACTGCCATCGCTTTGGTTTCCTAATAATCCTCGCTTGGACTACTATTAATTAACTGTTACTTGATTTATATATATTGATAGTCTTGTTATATAATCAACTAATATGAACTCCTAATTTATCAACCTCTTCATCCCAAGACTTTATGTTCATTTTAGCAATATCTTTTATCATAGGTTTAACATTAAACAAAGTGTTAGTAAAGTGCATTCTCGGCCCTGTCTTTAATTGTCTAGCCGGATTATCAGATACCCCATATTCTAACCACTTGGCATAAGGTATATCCGTATAAACAATTAAACCTCCATCGCCCGGCATAATCTTTAAAGAATTAGCAAAAGCACCTGTATCTACCGAACGATATTCTCCACGTAAGCCCATTATACTCGCCTGTACCTCGTTTTTGTACAAATCTGCTGCATTAACTATAGTCATCCCTGTATAAGTTGGAACTAATTTATATGCCTCTTTCAGCATTCGTATTGTTTCAGCCAATCCAACGACAGTTATATTGACTTTTTCCTCTTTGCTTGAATACATAGAGGATTTAATCCATACCATTATTCACCCACTAAAGAACCCGTAGTTAATCTTCTTATATATGCTTTTTTATAAACAGCAACATTATTTGTTTCTTCACTGTCGCCACCATTTAGTATTAAACTAAACCAATCCGTTCCAGGACTACCCAAACCTATCTTAGTTTGGTATATACTTCCAGTTCTATTAGAATATATTAAACTTCCATTAGTATAAAGTCTTTTATCTTCTGTCCCTATTTTACCTTGCTCTAATAATAAATTATCCTCAGAACTATTTGGGTCTAAACCAAAAACAATACCACTTGTCCAAACTACACTACCTGACAAAGTTAAAGTGTCAGCATCATCATATATCGAACCCATAGAATTCGTAAAATACTTTACAGAAATCTGTTTGCCTCCTTCTTTCATCAGGAAATTCAAAGCATTTGTTAAACCATTACTTATCAAGACAAACTCCTAGCCACAACACACTCTCGGCCCAATACTTTTAATTGCATTTCTGCCAATTGTCTATATCCATTTGCAGATTGTGGAATTTGTCCTCCATCATAACTCAATTCTGCTAAACTTGCCGCACCTTGCGAAGAAATCATATCTAACGCAGTAGCCATACTTAAATTCACAATAACACCTTGGTAATTTTCTGGAATAGCATTAGACCCTATGGAGACACCAGTATATTGAGAAACATATTGTCTGGCAACATCTACGAATTGAACCATATTACCGGACACTCCTGCTGGTAAGTTTGATAAACTACTCGTTATAAAAGTTGCTATACTACCTATTGTGCTTAGACTATCTGCCATAGATTATTACCTATAGAAAACGCTTACAGGCCCAATTACTACTCCTGTTCCACTTGCAGTTCCACTTACCATTAATTTAAGCACATCATTTACAACATAACTTCCTGTCGTGTTAGAAAAAGATACTGAACTCAATAATCCAGTTCCACTTGCGATTGCTGTATGACTATAAGCATCAATTGCTCTTGCCCCTGATTGTAATAATATTAAACTTCCTGCATAATTACATAAAGTCTGTATTTTTAAAATCTCTCCATTAATAGCGTGTGAATACAATGTTAGAATACTTCCGGTAGCAACATAATCAGAACTTGCTACACTTGTTTGTGGGAAAATATATTCTTTTATTCTATTACAATTTACCATAGTGTCCTCCTTTCAAATACATTTAATAATACGTTATCCATAAACCATTTTTAAAATGGCTTTTTACAATATCTGCGCCCAAGTAGAACCACCTACTCCATTTGTTACATCACCCATATAGACTTTTCCATCACCATAACAATAAGCCAAATCGCTTCCTGTTATACTGACAATATATTTATCTGGGCTACATTCTGTATAAAGCAGTGTTGGTTTAACCATACTATACGTTCCACTAGGTAGATTTCCAGTCATTCCTGGAACACATCCTGGTGTTACACTTCCTGTTGTTGTTATTGCCATTTATTATCCTCCGTTTGTATTTAATTTGATTGTGATAACTTTGCACGTAGTATTCTACGCTCCGGTGTTATCTACCTTGTTGTTTTTAAAAAATAAAAAACAAAATAAAAAAATTTAAACTGTTTAACTTGTTGTTATCTTACAGATTGCTTTTGACCTAAGTAATTGAACATCTAGTCTTTGAGTAATCGCAGCCCCTTCCATATCTCTTAAAGGATTGGTAAAGTTTTCAACTGTGATATCTCTCTTGATGGCAATTCCGTAGGCTTGTGCTCGGTCGAACATATAAGCGTATTTTGAATAAGTGGCGCTTGGTGCAGCATTTGTGCTGAACTTTGCAACTCTTTTTCCGAAAATATTACCTATAAATCCTCTACTCATCATTTCTGTATTTCCTGCTTTATCTGCTTCAACAAATGTATCAATATTCATTAAATCTGATAAAACTTCATTACCAATCAATAAATCTGTTGCATTATAATCTTGGTCATTAATAGCCAAGTCTGCAGCAGTTATATTTGCAATGGTAATAGCAGCACCACCGGCGACGGTAGTATTTGCTCCATCCAGAGCGGTAAGTATAAGATTTGTTTCGTTATCGGCGAACCGTCTTCCAACTTCCATCAAATTTGCAGATAATACATCGAACTGTGCATCTTCGAGCATTTCTCTCGTGATTTGCACGCTTACTCCGTATTTCTTTGGAGTAAATGTTACTGATGTAAAACTGATTGCATCATAAGGAATTTCTGCTCCTTCTGCTACAACTCTAACTTGATTGCTGTTTGGTGTAACTAAGTTCATATTGAAACTTGAACCTTCGAACCCAGACTTTACAATAGCAGCCATTTCTCTTGGTATCAAAGCCTTATCTACTGCCTGTATAAGTGGCGGTAATATAAGTTTTGGTATTAATAATGCTCCTGCTGAACCGTCTCCTGTTTGAATGAACTCCTTAACATTTTCAAATGCCATTAGCAATTCAAAGCGATAAGTCCATATTGTCCTTCATCAGTTGCATTAAAAGAACGACCAATTATATTGACCGAACCAACTGCTTCTGCTGATGCCATTCCTCCTGAACTTAAGAATACAGAACATCCACCGGAACAAGGTCCTCCTGCTCTAACTAAGTAACAGCCTTTTCTAGCAACTCCTACATAACTTTTTGTTCCGCTATCTGCATTTGCCACTGCAATTCCATTACAATATCCATCAATTGATGGGCAAATATTGAAATCATCTGGTGTAAATGTTGATAATCCTGAACCTAAATTTCCTGCTGTGGTTGCTCCTGAACACATAACGAACTCACCCCCAGATACCGCTTTAAGAACTCTTGCTGTAAATATGCAAGGGTCTTCATTTGTATATCCCGGAACTAATCCAAGTGGATTATGATAAGTTGCTGTTGGTGTGTATGCCATTATCTAACTATCGCGAAAGAGTAACCTTTAATCGAACCAAGTCCTTGCTGAATTTTGTATTTACCAACTGACATTTCTTCCTCTACTTCTGCTTTCTTTTCTTCCTTAATAGCCATTTTCCCTTCCATTGCTGAAAGTTTATCATTAAGTTTTGCAAGTGCATCTGTAATTGATTTCATCATATCTGCTGATTTGTCCATTTCAACGACCTTTTCTACTTTCTCTTGTGTTTCCATTTCTATCGCTAAACCTCCTTTCAGTTCATTTGAAACCTGCTCGGTTGTTATAACCGATTTAATTTCAGGTAATGCTACTTCTTTGACTTCTACTTTTTCCTCTTTTAATTCTATCTTAGGTGCTTCTACTAGTGCTTTCTCTATTGGCTTAGATTTATATGCCTCTTTCAAAGCAATATTAAAAGTCGCGCCACTATCAGCCGGAACTGCCACTAAACTTAATTCTTTAAATGTAATTCCTCTTGGGATTAAAGTATCACCATCTTCATCAATATGTTTAACAGTTGCTCCAACACTAACTGAATTAATTAATCCATCTTTAATCATTTTTCTGATTTCTACATCTTTTACTCTTGCTTTAAAATTAACTCTATTATTTTCCTCATCATATTCTCCTAGAATAACTCTTCCTTTAATTGCGCTTACTTCGTTTCTGTGGTCTATCAATAAAGGAACACCAGTTAAAGTATTCGCACTCGCACGTAACTCTTCTGCAATAAATTTATGATTATTAGAAGTAATCACAGAATTGATTGCTGTCCCTGCAATCATAAAATCATCATTCATAAAACCACTTTCTACAATAGGAACTGAATAAGAAAATTCAAATAATTGTTCATTAGCCATAGAATACTTACCTTATTTATGTATTTAAATATTGATAGATAGTTTATATAACTAATCAACTCTTAAAACTACTACTACATCCTTATTTTTTTGCCCTATTATAGTAATAATTAATTCCTCATTTAACATAAATTTATCAAAAGTTAAATAATCTAATAAATTTTCTTCTGGTGTTGTTACTCTATTTCTTATAGAATAATTCTTTACACCGAATATGTTTTGTCGTTTCAATATAATATATCCTAACTTACTTTCAATTAATACTTCTATTTTATCAGGTGCATCTATAAGAATTTGATTTAGATTTCCTATTATTTTATTAGTCATAAAACTGACTTGTCCTTCACCAGTATTAAGCACTATTGGGATTTCCAACATATTGTTTGATTACCCTCTCCCTGTGGGTGCCTTGATGATTACCTCTAATAGTTAAATTAGGTAATTTAGCATTACTCTCAATATCTGCATCTGTCCCTTGTAATTGGTTTTCAGAACAGGCGAACATACCCATTACTCCGGCCTGTCCAAAGTTACCACCCCAATCTGAACCTGCGGCCAAATTCGGAACATCCTCAGTGCTTACACTTCGGTCGCCAGATTTATCATAAATTAAATCACCACAATGTTTAGAATATACTACTCTTTGTCTAGTCGTTGGGTCTATGTGTATCATTCTATTAACTCCATCACCATTTTCTTTTTATGTTCTTTTAATTTATTATCTAATATCATTAAACATTCGCCACATAGCCATAAATCATTATACATACAAAAAGCAGGTTGTCCGCATTTTTTACAAGACGGCCTTTCCATTATGTTCATTTTACACCTATCGCAACACACCTACAATTATCGTGTAATGGTGGTTGTTTAGCCATAGCCCCTGTATCAGAAGTAAAGGTTTCCCCTATTTTAACGATTTTATCCTGCATACCCATACAATCCTCACACGTTCTATCAGAAATAGTTGCAAACCAAGCCCATTCTTTTAATCCTTGGTCTTGATAAATAGTTTTAAGTGCCTCATTAGTTAGTCTTACACTTTCAGTTCTTGCTATTAATTCTGGTCTATATTTTTTGTCTAATACTCCTTCTGAGCCATCTTCTTTAATATAAACTCTATCTCTTAAATTTAATCCATCTTTTATATCACTAACAATTTGACTTAATGGCTGATTTCTTCTGAACCCACTTCTTAATATTGACTTTAATCTTTTAACTTCTGTCTCAGTTAATAATCCACGATTAACCATCTCTTCCTCTGTCTTTTGCTCAATTCTTGCTTGTTCTATTGCAGATAAATCTTCAAACTTATCTTTATTTACCTTATCAATAAGTGTCGAAAGGAAGTCTATATAAGACACATTAGCCTCTGCTACATTTACCCATTCCATTAGAGTAATATCTTGGCTTTCTTTAATATGTGTATGCCCTATTGCTTTAGTGTTTGCTTTTGCTTTAGGAATTTCTGGTTGTTTAATATCCATCTCTTTCTTTTTCTCTACTTCTTTCTTTTCTACTGCTACTTCTACTTCACCCATTTTTAATGCTCTATTGTCTGCACTATTTTGTTCATCTAGACCCTCTTCTGGGCTTGGTAGGTATTTATCAAAGTCAGTTATATTCAATATTTTTGCTATCTCTATTTGTATCAATCTCTTCATATTTTCAGTCGTACTCATATTGCCTAATAGTGTATTTAGTGTTGTCAATTTCAAATTCTTTTCCTCTTCACCAGGCAAGTTCCAAATAAAATCAACCTCTTCACCACTCATTCCATTTTCCTCAAGATAAGGTTTTATAATTTTGTTGTTAATAATATCCTCAATCAAATCTTGGTATGACCTAATCTTTCTTTGCCAACCTGCCAATTGCACCTTAGCAATACCCTCATTCAGTTGTCCACTGTTTAGTAGGACTTCGGGAACATCCATTCCAGCAATTAATTCTCTGAAATCCTGTAACCAACAATCTGTTAAGTTCTGTCCTACTTGTCCGAAATCAATTACCTTCATTTCAGTATTTCCGTCTGTTACCCATTCAGTTCGATTAGTCATATATTGTAATTTACTTGACATATCATCTATACTTGTTTTACTTACTGCTTCACCTGGTTGCCCAAACTTAACGTGGATAGGTGCTCCTGCTTTTCTACTAATTAACTTATGTAAGTCTTGCTCATTTTTAATCATATTTTCAATCAATCTTTCATTAGGCATTATTATTCCCCATCCGTATGCCTCATCAGAAATATAATTAATCGGCAAATGTGCAATCTGGTTTTCTTTAAAGGTGATAAGTTTTCTACTATTCGGTGTAAATCTTGACATATCTCCAAGATATTGATTATACTCTAAAACCTCACCTTTCGTGTTCCTACGCACATACATATTGTTTGCATTGATTACTCTTATCTTAGCCTCTTTCAAATCTATTTCAAGAAATCCATTTCCTTTAATTAATCCCTCTCTAATCCATTCTCGTATCTTGACAGTAAAATTACTGTTCTTCATAAAATCATTTACTAACGCTTGAACATTAGGGTTTTCACAATCAACAGTAAATTCTCCAACGATGTTATCAGCAATCTTATTTATTGCACCATTAATTAATCCATAGTGCTTATAGACTTTCTCAGCATCCTCGAACTTAAACGGATGAACAACACCTAATTCTTTCGGCCATTTGACAACAACATCCTGTATCTCACCCTTAAAACTCTCCTTAAAATAATCATCCTTAGTTCCTCCAATGTAACCTTTCACCTTTACTTCTTTAATCTTCATAGAAATCTATTGTTAATTTGATTTATATATATTGGTTAATTGGTTATATAAATATAAATGGGGACTTTCGTCCCCATCTAATTAATCTCTCTTATTTACCTTATCAGCACACTTTCTACATAAATTCTTTATTCCATCTTTCGTATGGACACCACCGTGCCAGTGCGTCCTACCTATATCTCCTTCTGCCGTACAGCAATTTCTTACTGCTTGGTTTTCTAAACACATATCACAATTCACAGGAACCCTATTCCCATTATCTGTGACATACCACAATTTCTCTTCTATATATTTATTGCCTCGCCAATCTTTCATTAGGTTTTTCATTTGTTTAACCTCCATCGTTTAATTAATGTATTGAATACAACCCGATACAAATACTTTTTCGGCAGATTAGACTTTGAAATACCCAATTCTTATAAGAACCAGTTTTTGTGTAGTTAGAATAAACCCTAATCTATGTAGTCAGTTCGTTAATCCTTTTAAACAATTATGCAATATATGCCTCTCGAACTCTTCCACTCAAAGCCAATGCAATACTCCAAAACGCGTCCCCGTGACCCTCTTCTGTTTCCATAGCATCAAGATTATTATTTACTGCTAGAATACTTCTTAATTGTCTTTCGTCATTAATGAATTTTACTTTGCCTTGGACTACCATCTTTTCAAAATTAGCCGCCATACTAAATTTCTCCTTAGCAGTAAAATTAATAGGCACCCACAAATTATTTGGGCAAATTCCTGTCTCCATAAATCCCTCAAACTCTCCACGGGTATTATCAAATCGGATTACATCTATCATTAACTTTTCTGCTAATGCATTAATGAACTCAACTTGCTTGTTGTAATCACATCCATCAAAAAAGTGGCTATATATCTGAGTAAATGTTCCGTGTTCTGTTTGTTCAAACACAGCCAAATGACTTGGGTGTAAATGTTTACCTATATCTAACCCAGCAATAAATCGTTTCCTATTATTTTTATTTGCATCTAGTCTATTCTTTAAATTAGCATCAACTAAAGGCATTAATTGTTGTCTAGTAAAGAACGCATCCTCACTCCAAACAGGCGAACACATATACTCTTTATTGAATACTTTTTCTCCTAATTCTATATCTCTTAACTCTAATAATCTCTCATAACTAAACACTTCCGGCCAAAGAACTTCTTTATTTTTCTCATTCAAGATAGCCGGATTAAAACTCCAAGTAAAATTCTTATTATCTTTCAACTTAAAGAACAAATCTGAACTATGTTGCGCTGTTCCGACTACTTTCACCTCTCCACCCTCTCTTGGGATAGACATAATCTCTTCAAAGAATATTCGGTTGGCTTTCTCTATCTTGACCGGCTCTAATTGAATAGTAGGGTCTGCTAAAACATCATCACAAATGATTATATCTGCTCGTCGCCCTCTCTTTAAACTCTCCATACCAGATGGCTCAATTCTATGGATAAATTGTAATTGTGTCATCTCAGATTTACTCCAAGTTCCTCGTATCTCGCTTTCAGCACTGCTTAAATCCTTATAGTCTTTAAAATAAGGGTTCATACTAATCAGTTTCTTTAAATTCCTTATATGGTATCTTGCTAAATCTTCCTTTAGACTAATAAATAATATTTCCCTATTCTCTTCAACACTTCTAAACAATTGCCACATAAGATAAGCATAAATCACAGTAGATTTTAAATGTCTTCTGGCGCTTAGTATCGCAGTATTCTTACTATCTTGTAACATATCTGCCCACCTATCAAAATGACTTACTTGTTTAGGTTTATCATAACTCAACCAGAAAATCGGAAGGAAATCTTTAAACCTGATAGTCGCTTTAAAGATTAATCTCTGCTTATCTAAATCCATTATGTTCCTGGTATGGGCATTCTTAGAATAGGGTTAATATCATCTTTCGGTATTTGAACTATTTTACCCCATTTACTTTTAAGTAAAGCCATCTGTTGTTTTTCTTTCTCCATATTTCTGTAACTCGTGCATCCACCAGAATTTCCATCACGATATTGTTTAACAATATAATGGAACTTATTAACTCGCATTAGTTTCCTATATCTTTGTATTACCTGTAAAGACATATCATAATCCTCTTTTAAGATTAATCTTTCGTCATATCTGCACGGATTATTCAGATGAACACTAAACGGCCCAAGCACTGGGACTAAAAAGTTAAATGGTCTAAACTCTTGATAAGCAATCTTATCTTTTAATAAATTAACACCCCATAAACAAGTTCCAACGGCTTTAGCAATCTCAGAATATTTCTCTATAAAGTCATATACCTCATCTTCACTTAGTATTACCCTCTTATCGTTCTCATACATAGCAATCGCACTTACATCATCATCTATCATACAGATAATATCATCTTTCACATTATTTAATATCCAGTTTCTTTTCTTGCTTACGTTTCCATCTAGTTCATCTGGTATAATCAATAACTCATTTTGGTTATGTTTCTTATAATCTTCTGCCTGACTTACCGGACAACATATAATCGCTTTCGTTAAATACTTTCCAGTGATTACACTATCGGCTCTCTTATAACTGGGTATTATGACTTTCATTTTTCTCCTTATCTGCTTTAAGACAATCTCTACACCAAAAGCACCACTCTATTTCAAATAGTTTATTACATATTATACAATTCATTATCATTCTGTCTTCTCCGAGTTTATTTTGTCCGAGCCAGTTCTCATTCTGTTTATATCTGCGTTGTCTTTTAGACAAGTAAGGGTTTCATTCGGACTATTGATTTTGGCGAGAAGTTCTTCTATCTTTTCTCTTTCTATAATTTCATTATCACAACAACACCATTCAATATCAAATGTTCTTAGTATCTCACAAACTCGCTCTCGCTCTGATTGGATGCCCAGTTCTATTCCTATAATTAAACCATCGCCATAATGACATAAATCTACTGAACAATTATTATAATGTTTCTTTACATCTTTTACAAAAAGGGTATCTTTGTTTTCTTCATACATAGAACCATCTTTAAATGCCCTTTCTGCTTTCTTTTGTTCTGTGTTTTTGTGTTTCATTTCCATAAAAGTTCTCCATCTTTAGTTTTAATCTTCTTAACTTCCTCATTATTAAATAAAAACCCAAAATAAAAACCTAATTCTAATTTAAGTTTTCCATAAACCCGAGCATTTCCATAAACCTGAGCATTTCCATAAACCTGAGCATTTCCATAAACCTGAGCATTTCCAGAAACTAGAGCATCTCCATAAACCCGAGCATCTCCATAAACCCAAGCATCTCCAGAAACTAGAGCATCTCCATAAACCCGAGCATCTCCATAAACCCGAGCATCTCCATAAACCCGAGCATTTCCAGAAATCCAAGCATCTCCATCTTGACTAAGATTTTCTTCACTTTCTATAAATCCACCTTTTTCTCCTTTTTTAAAGACTGAAAAATCTATAAGTGCTTCTATTCTAAATAGAGTTTTTCCTAACCAGTTTATGCTTTCTTTTGTTAATTTGTATTTTCTGTTTTTGTGTTTCATTTTGTCCTTCTTTAATAAATAATCATTAACATAATCACCTTTAACTACTATCTGCCCAGTTACTCTGATATTATGATTTGCATTAAAATGTTTAGAATATTGAACTATGTTTTTTAATTCCTTATTACAGGTTTCACAAATGTATTTTACTTTATTCTTCATTTTAATAATTCTAAGAACTCTTTGCCCTCTATTACACGTCCAACACCTTTTCGTGGATTTTTAAATCGTTTCTCGTCCTCATTAGTTCTTACCTCTTTCAGATTTAATTTACTTTTAGCCATATTCCAGTCTATTGTGTTCCTAAAGAAAACTAATACATAATTATATTCCTCCATATACTCAGGCGTAATCGGTGGTAATTCTCCTAATGTTCGTTTCGCTAAATATTTATCTATATCCTCATCTTCCCAATTCATTAATCTCTTTAGTTCATCTTTAGCATTATTATCAATCAAATAAGCAAACTCTCTACCATCTAGCGTAGGATTATGCGTTCCTTTAAGTTTATTCATTACTTGTCTTAAAATCTTTCTATCTACCTCACTAACTTCTAAAACTAAAACCGGAACTTTCTCCATACTTAATTCTTTAGCCGCTTTTAATCTATGCTCTCCATCAGCAATAATTAAATCCTTGTTAGTAATAATAGGTATAAGAAAGCCATATTTCTCCATATTATATTTTAACGCATTAAATTCGCCAGGTGTCATAGAATTAGGATTTTTATTATCTATCAATAAAGAATTAACATCCAACATTTGTATTTCAGGAATTTTTATAGCCATTTGCTTAATACCTCATTTTTTCTATCTATCTTCTTTTCATTCATAGCAAAGTTAGTTAATAAATCTTTCTCTGAACAGAAATCTGCTAGTTCTAATAAAGTGCTTCTTATTGACATATCTTGAACATCTATATCCTTAGCATCTTCTAATAGAACATATTTTATCTCGTTTCCCGCACCTCTATTAAAGTTAGGAATAAATACCATCATTCCTTCACCATAGATTTCACTCAACTTATAATAAATATTTGTTTTGCCTTTATAATAATTCAATGGTTTCAAATTTAAACACTTACCAATCAATCTTGGGTTTTCTTTTAAGTATTTATAACACCAATTTTTAATCTCTTCAAAAGTATATTGATACTTTCCAGTGGAAATAAAGGCGTTCTCTATATGGTCTTTAAAGATTTTCATACTCAAAGCGGTAGCATTCTCTTTTATTATCTGCAACCCTTTAATTACAATTTTATCCTCACTATTCTGAAACATATATAATTTCTTTCTAAAGAATACTACTCTTTTAATTTCGTGGTCTAATCCCATTTTAAAACTATCAACCGGGAAAGGAAAAAGACTTCTTAAGTTATCCACTATCTCATCTTTAATCAGGGTTAGTTTAACCTTATCTTTAAAGACATCTTCTACATAAAGACTATCAGTATCTCCATAAAGTACCTTATATCCTTTCTCTTCAAATCCTTTACAAACACGTTTTAATAACTCTCTGCCTATCTTAGTGCAATCTCCTGCTAAATCCTTATCATAAAACTGTAAGAACACTGGATTAGCAGTTAATCCATAAATCGTATTAATTACTATCTTTAAAACATATTCTTTTGGGTTTTTCTGCTTTTTATATTCAACTCTTAAATCGTAAATCCTTTTCAATTCTTTAGAAATAATATGCCATTCCTTATCATTATAAGCCCCATTCAATTCAAATTCGCCACCTTTCCATTCTCCTTTACTAAACAAGTTGGCCATCATCATAATATGTGGATAAAGACTATTAAAATCAAAACAATAAACATTTTCAGCATATTCAGTTCTGGGTTCCATTACATAACCACCAACATATTTCTTTTTCTCTTCTAGTGCTACACCATAAGTTTCAGGCACATTTATCAATCTACATAAGAACTTATAGGCAAAAGTTCCGGTATTACAAGCAAAATGATTATAAATCTCTATATCCCTCGGACTTAGAAAGTCTTTGAAATCACTGAAATATTTGTCCAAATACCTAAATATCCCCTCTGTTACTTTCAAATCCTTTACAAGATAATCTATTACCAATTCTCTTTCTGTCTCATTCATTACTCGTTTCAATACATTATAATCAATAGTTCCTTTGCTCACACTTAAACCCATAGCCTCACCCACTGTTCTCATCTTAAAATTTGCTAACTTTAATTTAAGTAACCCTTTCTTATTTTTAATTACTAAATATAAATCAATCAATTTACCATAGAACTCTAACCCAAAAAAGTTTTTAATGATTGGCATATCAAAATCTTTAATATTATAACCAATTAATATATCATAATTCTCAAAATCTTCTTTTAAAGAACACTTAACTGCATCATAATCACTTCTTTGTAAATCATAAATCTTTCGTAATCCAGTATCAATATCTAATAAACCAACTAAAACAATTTTTGAAGTCTTTTCAAAACCGTCAGTTTCTATATCAATTATACACCCTCTTTTCATATAGATTAATTATCTATCTACTATTTAAACCTTATCGCTTATCTTTCTAGCAAGTAAGATTAATTCTGGTATATTGACCTCCGTTTTACCAGATATGCTTATCTCTTGTGCTTTCTCTTTCAGGAACCCCAACTTAGCCAGTCTGTCTGCTTTGCTACCAGTTATATCATTAACAGCCTTTAGATTACTAGCATTCTTATCGCCTTCAAACAACTTCCAAGCCTCTTCCTGTAACCTCTTATAATGGCTTAATATGTCA